GACGGACTTGATATCGCTATAACTCATGGGTCACCTCACTCTAAGAGAGATTATTGTTCTGGATGTACATAACCGTAACTGTTGCAACGCCGGTTGTGCCGTCACCGTTGGCTCCGGTGAAATCAGCTAAAACCTCTAGATCGGTTGTTCCGACGTTAGTGGCCTCTGTGTCTAGCGTTCCGTGAGTAGTGCCTGCAGCCTTAGTGTTCACAGTAGCTAAGAAAGCATCTGCGTCAGCAGCCGTTCCGACCGAAATAGTGGCCGCGCCGCCGTCATTTCCAGCGGTAGTGACGTTTAAAATCACATCAACAATTTGAGAATTGGCAGGTACTATCGCCATCCTCTGGTTGAGTTGGCTTGCGCCTGTGATATTTGGTATAGCAGATTGAGCCATAACCACAGAACCGACGTTTGCAACGTCCGAGCCTACGGTTGTACCGATGGTATCTTTGATAGTTCCGGCCTTAATCGGACCAGAAAAAGTAGTAGTAGCCATGTGTATCTCCTGTCGTGGCTAGGATCAGGCGCGGGATTGCACCTGTCAGGGATTAGGTTAAGGATATAGAAAAAGAAAGGGGCCTACAAGAGGCCCCTTTGGTCGATCTCTAAGGAGTGCCCGGAGAGCCGAAAATGCCGCGAGGGTCGCTAAAGCCAAAGCTGTAACGCTCACGGGCCTTGTAGCGCACATTTCCTGTTTCAAAGTCACCTTCGAAACCAGTGCTAATAGCTACACGCTGGAACATCTTCATGCCGTTAGGGGCGTCAGTCATGATGAAGAAGGCATCAGGATCAGTCAAGTAGTGATTAACTACATAACCCTGAGGCACCATTCCCATGTTGCGGACCGCGTTGATGTCGTTATCTGCAGTACCTACACGCAGAGTAGACTTCAAGATGCGATCAGCAGTGAACTGAAGCTCCTTGGGGATCACAAGCTTAGTGCCTTGAACGGCTATCTTGAGGCCGCGCTCGTCAGTGAAAGCAGCGATGTCAATCAGTGCCTGTTCCAAAGAAGCTTCGGAAAGGTCAGCTGAAGTAGCCAGCTCATTAGCTAGATCAGGACCAGTTAAGGTCGGGTGATCAGTAGCACAGAGGGCTTTGCCGTCTCCACCAAGGGACGTGGTAAAAGCACCATTCAAGATATCTGCAGCTTTAATCTGCTTTGTCTGAGCCATAGAGCGGGCCAGAGCCTTGGTATAACGGGCTGACAGACGGTCATAGAGGTTATCCTCAATGGCCTCTTCGGTCAGGCTGAATGCCAAAGCGATAGTTTCGTGAGTATAGCGGGCCGTGTAAACTTCCTGTGCTTGGTCGTATGCAACGCCAGCACCCTCAGTTTTAACCGGGGCTTCTCCAAAACCGGACAGCATTACTTCCTCCTCAAACGCTCGGTCTGAAGACTCAGTGGAATAGATTTCCGCATGCTCGTTTTCGTAGGTGTTGTATTCCAGACCAAACAAAGCGTTCAGACCGGGTTCCAATTCCTTTACTAATTGTGCGCGAGAAATTGCCATGTCTTAATTACTCCTATTGGCCAGCTACGCCTGCACTTCCGTACAGATGCTCGTTGATTTTAACCACAACGACAGCGTTGGCGCCCACGGCATTACCGGGAACATCCCAAAGACCTATAACCTTCAGGTTTAGTGCTGCAGTCGTAGCAATAGTACCGGTATCCAACTCGTTAGCGGACATACCTGTAGTGGTATTTCCTGTTCCAACGACGATATCACCATTTTTGCCGTAGTTTGCCACAGCTGAAGTGCCATCATTCTGAATAATAAACAATTGGCTCGGATCATCTAATACATCGGCAGTAATTTTGCCTTGTGTGATGTTTACCGAACCGGGGTAGTAGTTTGAAAAAGTAGGTTTGCCAGTGGTTGGATCAGTGTAGAAACAACCATTAAACACACCCACCGCCGCCGTGTGACTGGAGGGATCAAACTGCAAAATGTAACCATCTTTCAAAGTGACAAGGTCGCCTTGAAAAATAGCGCCGGACTGATTATCCGCAATTTCGTAGCCATACTGCTTCTGAGAGCCAGAAGCAGACAGGTTACCTAGCGGACGCAGGCCGAAAGCTTTATCTGCATTTGCCATGATAAATGTCCTTTAATAACAGGTTAATCGTCAGACCGAGGTCCTCCGAGACTAGTACGGGACTGCCTTTCAGGATTATTAATCTTCATCGACGAGTGTGCATTCGTCTTCAGTAGGTCATTGTCCGCAGCCCGCATTTGATCATGGGTTCTACTTTGATAATACTCTCGACGCTCTTCTGCTGTTTCCTCTGGAATCCTCGCCAGCAGTAATCCTCCAACGGATATAACACCTGCGTGCTTCCCATCTTCTTGGACTACGCTTTCAAACTCAGGATATTCGTCTGCACGAACCAGCTCATACCCCTCTCGGAGTTTAGCGGTCACATTCATACGATCATCTTGTCCAGCTGATTCAGCCCTTATCCAACGGTGCTTATAGCCCGGAGGAGCAGGGGGAGCATCTAATCGAGAAGGAGGTGCCCAGCTTTTACGACGCGCAGTCTTTTCACGAGTTTCAGTATCGCGCTTACTGCGGGAAAGTTTTGGTACGGTTTTGTCGTTCATGACTACCTCTTCACATGTTTAGCGTATTCTTCAAGTGGAACCCCTAGCTTTTTAGCGATTGCAACCTCGCTGGGTTTCAACTTAATAGTACGGCGTGCTGAGTTGTTGACTCCCGACGATCGGGTTGCAGGCGCCACCGTTTGCACGGGTCGGTTGGTCCTGTTATCTGGCGCAGCTTCTTCTTGGGGCGGTGTTGCTTCCCCAAACTGCTGCGGAAATAAATTACGCATTCTGCGATCTATCTCATCATAGTACTCGTCTGAAGTGGGGTCAAACCCTTCATTCTTAACAAGTTCTACGTGAATACCCCGCACGGTGTTGGTCATCACGATGTTTTGACCAAACCAAGGGTTCTTTTCTGCCCAGTCTTCAGCCTTAGGATCAGCTGCTTTTTGCGGCTGTGGCGGAGGCGGTGCAGGTTGTTGTGCTTGGGCTACAGGCTCAGGTTGCGGTTTGTTTAACTGTTGCTGCTCCCAAATGGCCTGCGTAAGTCTTTGTTGCGCCTCAGTTTCTGTGTCGATATCGCCTTCTTCTCTGGCCCTTTTTATCACCGTTTTAAGTGCGGTAATCTGTGTTTCAACGCGGCCTTTAGCTTCTCCTATGCGTTCTGTAGCAGTCTGCTCGTATTTTTTACGCAAGTCTTCATGCCGCGACTGCACGCTTTTAGCGTATTCCAGAGCAGATGCTTCCCGGCGTTCCGTCTCACGCAGACGAGCCGTAAGCTTATCTATTCGTTTCTTTACCTTGTCGGAGTACTCATCCAACTGGTCTGAATCAGGTGCAGCCTGCTCTTGCTTAGGTGCAGTCTCCTCCTCAACGGCAGGTTCTTCCTTTTCAGCGACTTTGGCCTCAGTGCCATCCTCGCTCATCTCAACCGTCGTTTCTTCTTCGTTTTCACCAACATCAAACTGGAGTTCTTCGTTCTTTGGCTCTGCCATCAATCTCTCCTTACATGTGCAAAATGTTTTCGGGATCAGTCACTATCCCTAAAATTTCGTCATCATTGAGGAGCCGGATTTCGCCTCCGTCAATCTGAATGCGTGACCCGGCATATCGGCCAAAGATCACCCAGTCACCTTCCTTGCACCACGGGCCGTCTGGAAACTTAGACGCATCCGCGTATGCCAAAGGCCCTGCCTTCAACACATAACCTACATTGGTGGCTAGTTGTGTCCTTTCCTGCGTTTCCTTGGCCAGCATGATGCCGCCCTTGGTAGTTGCAGCACCTCGGTATGGAAGCAAGGCAAGACGCCAGCCCGTCGGCTGGGGAATCAGATCAAGAACATTTTGCTCAATGCCCTCGTCTTTTACCTTTCCATCTTCGGTGTAAGCATCGTTAAGACTTGGCTTAGAGGTCTTTTCCTCTTTCTGCCACTTCTCTTCCAATGCAGTTAGTTTAGGCTCAGATTGCATATAGTCTCCTTTAGTCGTCCGAGTATTTCTTAACTTCGTTACGAATAACCTCATCAACGAGGCGAATACCTTCCAGACGGCCCATCAGGAAACGATAACGCTCCATATCGGAGACGGTTCCGTTCAACACAATCGCTTGTGTGTCCGATTCTAGCTTTCTAATTTCTTTTAGAACGCGCTCAGCGAACTCCAGCATGGTCGTTTTCCCATGTAAGCAGACGGTTTAATGCCACCGTCTGGAAGGCTTAGTAAATCTTTACTTTTTTGTTGCCGTCGCGTTTTCTGACAACTCGAGGTTTTGGCTTTGGCTTGGCCTTGACCGGGCCACCCTTAGCCATTTTGCGCGACTTTCCTGCCCTGCTTAACGCAATAGCCACGGCTTGTTTTTGCGCGGCTTTCTTGCTGGCAGGTTTACTGGCGCCTATCTTACCTTTTTTCTCATAGGTT